TTCAGTGGTGACAACTGCATTATTACCAATAGTATGTACACCTGTCACAGCAAGAGTTCCACCCAATGTGGCATTTGCACCACTTAAAGTTATAGCAGTATCAGTGCCACTTGTGCCTTGTATTTTATCAACTCGTATCTCACTCATAAAATCACTAGCCTTCCACCATCATTAACAGTGATGGTTTTATTACTTGCTACAGTTAGTGGACCTGTAACATTAGCATTTTCTGTCGCAGTTATTGTAATATCATCTGATAGGGTTTGCACATTAGTTCTGAATATACCACTGGCTTTGTATGTGCCACTTATCTCAAGAGGTGGTGTTACTGTGCCTATAGTTCTATGAAGATAATAAACAAAAATATTATTACCTGAATTATTAGATGGTGCAGCAGTAAATGTTAAAGTTGTACCACTGGATACTGCATAAGCAACTGATGGTTCTTGTATAACGCCATCTACAGATACAAGAATATCTTCGTCAGTGCCAACTGCTTCATCTAATGTAAATGCAGTTGTTGAGCCATCACCAGAAAAAACTGACGCTGCTCTTGGTGTAACAAATCTATCAACTGTGGGATTACCGATATAAGGCATATTATGTTATCTCCATATAACTCATTATAACAGATACTTTATCTGCCACTGAACAAGCCACTTTGATTATATCTCCTTGGTTAAGTATTATTTTATTACCAGCCATTATCTCAACTGTAGAACCAACTGGCAAAGGAATATCTTTTACAATATGTGCCTCTGTATTTTGTGTTTGGTTGGTTTGTGTTGTGGTAGATGTAAGTTTTACTGTAGCAGTAACTTGTGCTGTATGCACATTAGCTAATGTCAATCCTATAATAACAACAGTGCTTCCAGATTGTGTTGTATAAAGTGTCTCGTCAGTATCTGCACTTTGCGACATCACATCTCTTGTGATTACTTTAAATGTATTTGCCATAATATTATCCTAACGCTATTGCCAAAGCTGTTGCCTCATCTGATGCCTCTGTTAATGTTATTGCAGATATATCGCTTCTTGTTTCTGCTGCACTTCTTCCCTCTAATCCATTTGCTGTAAATCTTGCAAAGTCATCATCAGCAACACTTGCATGATCTATCTTTACAGCATTTGTGTTAGCTATACCAAATGTTAATGATGCCTGACCACCAATATCTGATAGCACCTCACTTGCTGACCTACCTTCGATAGAAGTTCCTGCAACTCTAAGAAAATCATCATCTGCTACACCACTAGTAAATATAGGTATGTTAGTATCAGATATTCCAAAAGTTAAACTAGCTTGACCACCTATGTCAGATAAAACTTCACTTGCTGATCTACCCTCTATTGATGTTCCGTCTACACGCAAAAAGTCATTGTCAGCAACACCAAATTTTGCTACGTTGGTATTAGAGATACCAGTATCTAATGTTGCAACTGTGCCTAATCCTAAAGATGTTCTAACTGTTGAACCAGTTTCCAAAACAAAATTAGCTCCGTTACCTACAATAAAGCCACTGTCTGTTACTGCTAACCCAGCGACATCTTGTAGTTGTGCATCTAATCTTGCATTTGGCACAGTACCACTTGATAGACTAGAGGCATTTAACGCAGTTAAATTACTGCCATTTGCTGCAACTATATTTCCACTTGCATCTAAAAACACTGTCTTTGATGCTGGTAGTGTACAAAAAATAGTTTTTGTTCCTGCACTAAAATTTACCGCACTATCACTGTTTGAGCTACTAATAACTGTGCTTCTTGTTATTGTAGTTGAATCACCATTGAGTGTACCCAAACCAACTTCAAACTCTGCTGTGCCGGGCAATGTTACTGCATAGTATGTTGTATTAGAATTACCAACTCCAG